TATTGCAGATCAAGAAACAGTAGGAGTAGCAACTACTGCTACTGCAACTGCTACAATAAGTAGTGGTGTTGTAACTGCAATTAGTGTTAGTACTCCTGGAACAGGATATACTTCTACAAACCCACCTGTAGTTTTAATTGGAAGTCCTGCTCCTATTAGAGGAGAAGGAACTGAAGTAACATATCAAGGGGACTTTGGAATTATTAGTGGGATAAAAACTACTTCCGTTGGAGTTGCATCTACAGGGATAATATTTGATTTGTTTATTCCACCTGATTCAGAACTAAGAGATTCTAATATTGTTGGAGTTACAACTGTTAGTGGTATTGCTACTGGATATTACTTTACTGTTAATAATTCAACTGTAGGTAATGGAGTAACTTCCTTATATCAAAATAATACCACTTTAGGTATTGGATCTACTTACATAGATAATGTATATGAAGTAGCAGCAGTTTCTATTGGTGTAACTGCAGCAGAATCTAAGACTGGTGCTGGATTAACAGCAGTTGCACAAGTTACCGTTAGCGTAGCAAATCTAGAAGGATTGAGTGGTCTTGGATATAGTGGATTCTACGGAAACTTCTCTTGGGGTAAAGTTCTATTTGGAAATAGAGCTACTCCTCAAGCATATAATGCATATACAAATGATGGAATAACTGGTATTTCTACTGGTGGAATTTTGAGAAGATTGTATCCTCTTGCTGGAAGTGGATATACTTCCTAACCTGCTAAATAAGTAAAAAAACTATTGTCCAATGGCTGCAATTATAACTGATCAACTTCGTATTTTAAATGCTAAGAATTTTGTGGCAGGAGTTGCTTCAACAGCCAACTCTTACTATTCCTTTGTAGGACTTCCAAATCCTACAGATTATGAATCGGATTGGGATACTACACCACCTTCTCCGGTTGATAATTTTAATGAGGAAGATAACTATTGGGATACAATGGTTGCATTGAAAAAAATTAATAAAGCTGATGTAAGACAAGTTGTTCCAAAACATACTTGGACATCTGGTATTACTTATGATATGTATCGTAATAATATTAGTGCTACTAATGTGTCTCAACCATCAGATGCGGTAAGTTTATATGATGCAAATTATTATGTATTGAATAGTGATTATAGGGTCTATATTTGCTTAGAGAATGGCACTTCTCCCGATAATACTTCTGGAAGACCCTCTCTTGATGAACCTACATTTACAGATCTAGAACCAAGAGCAGCAGGTACTAGTGGTGATGGATATATTTGGAAATATCTTTATACTATTAGCCCAAGTGATATTGTTAAATTTGATTCTACAAATTATATGCCAGTCCCTCAGGATTGGGAAACAAATACCAATGATGCTTCCGTTAGAAAGAATGCTGCTTCAAGTGGTCAGTTAAAAGTTATCACTATTACTCATAGAGGTGTGGGTGTAGGAACTGCTAATCAGACTCATACTAAAGTTCCTATTAAGGGTGATGGTTCAGAAGCAGAAGCAACTGTGGTGGTTAATAATGATGCTAAAGTTGAAAGTGTTACTGTTTCTAGTGGTGGATCTGGTTACACTTTTGGAACTCTAGATTTAGAAGCGAAAGGAATTACAGGAACTACTTCTCCTGCGTTTGATGTTATTATTCCCCCTCAAGGAGGACATGGTGCAGACATTTATAGAGAATTAGGTTCTTATAATGTTTTATTATATTCTAGAATTGAAAATGATACAGACAATCCAGATTTTGTTACTGGAAATCAAATAGCTCAGGTTGGAGTTGTTGAAAGTCCTCAAGCATATAATTCTGATTCCAATTTAGAATCGGCAAAAGCAAGTGCTGTATATGCTTTAAAACTTGCTGGAACAGGATATAGTTCTGTAGTTTATAATGCTGATGGTCAAATTACGCAGACTATTGGAGTTGGTTCAACTGCTTTTGGTAGAATTATTTCTTATGATCAGAATACTGGAGTATTAAAGTATTGGCAGGATAAATTCCACTGTGGATTTAATACAGATGGAACTAAGAATACCGATCCTACTTATGGTTTTACTATGCAGAGATTTACTGCAGATATAGGTAGTGGTGGAAACTTCAATATTATTGGAGGAAGTGCAACATTAGCAATTCAAACTACTTTTGGTAGTAGTGCTAATCCTGGTATCAATACCGTAATAAATAGTCGTACCTATAACTTAGGACAATCTTTTATTAAAGGTGTAGCTCAACCAGAGGTGAAAAAATATTCCGGTAATATTATTTACGTTGATAATAGACCGTCGATTACTAGATCAACAAACCAAAAAGAAGATATCAAAGTTATTTTGCAATTCTAAGGAATTATGTCTCAGGAAACCAATCTCAACGTAGCTCCCTATTTTGATGACTATTATGAACCGGAAATAGGCGGTAAATCTCAAGATTATTACAAGGTTTTATTTAAACCAGGTTTTCCAGTTCAAGCTAGAGAACTGACAACTTTGCAGTCGATGCTGCAAGATCAGGTTGAGCAATTTGGTAATCATTTTTTCAAGGAAGGTGCCAAGGTAATTCCTGGTGATTTAACGTATATTAGAAATTTTTATGCTGTACAGGTTGAAGATAATTTCCTTGGAATTCCTGTTAGTTTATATACTGATGAATTAGTTGGTGTAAGAATTAGTGGTGAGAGTAGTGGTGTAACAGCCAAAATAGAGAAAGTAATTAGTGCTAATGAATCAGATAGGGGAAATATAACTCTTTACGTATCTTATATAGATTCTGGTAATAATAATGCAGCAAGGAATTTTAATAATGGTGAAAATTTAATTACCATTTCCAATATTGCTTATGGTAATACCTTTATTAATGCTGGAGAAGGTTTCGCAAAAACTCTATCAACAAATGCATGTGCTACTGGATCTGCATTTAGAATTAGTGAAGGTGTTTATTTTCTAAGAGGGTATTTAGTTACTGTTGATAGTGATATTATAATTCTCGATCAATATTCTAATAATCCAAGTTATAGAATTGGATTAGATGTTATAGAAAGTCTTGTAAATGCAGATATAGATCCTTTTCTGAATGATAATGCTAATGGATTTAATAATTATGCGGCACCTGGTGCTGATAGATTAAAAATTACAGCAAAATTATCTAAAAAAGATCTTGATGTCTTTGATGTTCCCAATTTTGTTGAATTAGCAAATGTAAAGAATGGTGTATTACGTTCGATAAACAAAAATACAGATTATAATATTTTTGCAGATGAATTAGCAAGAAGAACTTTTGATGAATCTGGTAGTTATTATATAAAGGCATTTGATGTTTTTGCCAAAGATAGTTTGAATAATGGCAAAGGTAATAATGGAATTTATAAATCTAATCAGTTAACTGAAGCTGGACAACAACCATCTGAAGATTTGATGGTTTATAAAGTTAGTCCAGGAAAGGCATATGTAAGAGGTTATGAAGTTGAAACTATTTCTTCTTCTCTTTTAGATTCGCCAAAGCCCAGAACAACTAATTTAATTGAAAATCAAGCAGTTAATTTTAGTTTTGGAAAAACTTTTAGACTTAATAGGACTTCAGGTTCTCCTAAAATTGGTATAAGTACTTCAGAAACTGTAAGTTTAAGAGCTGATAGAGTTGGTGTAAGTTCTTTAACACCAGCAGGAAAGGAAATTGGTATTGGTAGAGTATATGATTATGCTTTAGAATCTGGAGGATATGAAGCAAGTAATTATAATTTAAATAGATGGGATCTTTCTCTCTATGACGTTCAAACTTATGGTGATTTAGAAGTTAATCAAAATGTTACTTTAACTGTTCCCACTCATATTAAAGGTGATTCTAGTGGCGCAACTGCTTTCCTTAAGAATGCAGTATCCGCAGGAACAGCATTAACTGTTTATCAAATATCTGGTAATTTTATTAATGGTGAAAAATTAATTTTTGACAATTCAACTGACAGTAGAGTTAGTATTGGATGGACTAACTATGGAATAGGAGATGTTAGATCTCTTTATTCTTTAGTTAATCATGATAATGCTGGAGCAGGATCGACATTTTCTGCTGATATTATTCCTTCAGAATCAATTAAAATTGGTGTTGGTAGTATAACTGGCATTACTCAAGGAAAAGGATTCATTGCAACGTTTACAAGTCCAACAACTACTTTCCCTGGAATCGTAACTAGTGGTAATTATGTTAAGTATACTCGCGATGGAAAGACTGATCCATCTTTTGCTAAGGTTGATCAGGTAAATACTAATTCTCTTGTATTAAGTGGTGTAACTACTGTAAGTGGAATTTGTGATGGTGGTTTTGATTATAATGCTATTTCTGTGACTGATCTTACTGTTTTAACCACAGAAACTGAAAAGACTGAAAATAATGAAAGACTTTTTGCTCCTCTTCCTAAGAGAAATATTGAATCTGTAGATCTAGAAGGATCTTCAATAGTTGTAAGAAAAGAATTTGATGTAACCATCACTAATAATTCTACAAATGTCTTATCAGTAGATGCTGGTTCTAATGAAGTTTTCTTACCATTTGATGAAGAAAGGTATGTTTTAACACGGGGTGGTGGAAGTACTGAAAAACTTGCTTCGGATCAATTTGATTTTACTAATGGAAGTACTAGTTTACAAATTAATGGATTGGGTACTAATGATAGCACGGGTGAAGCACGATTAATTGCTACTCTTAGAAAAAGTAAAGTATCATCTAAATCAAAGAGAAAAGAAATTATAGTATCGTTAGTTGTTAATAAATCAAATGATCAAGGATCTGGTACAAATGCTGGAACTCTTTCTACTACTCGAAATGATGGTTTAACATATGGTAATTATCCATACGGTATTAGGGTTCAAGATGAAAAGATTTCTCTTAATGTTCCCGATGTAATTAAGGTTCATGGAATATATGAATCTTCAAATACAGAAGATGCTGTTCTTCCTAACTTAATTCTTGGTTCCATGGATGGACCTACAGGAAAAACTTCAGATTTAGTTATTGGGGAAGAATTTATAGGATCTGTTAGTGGTGCCAGAGGAATGTATGCTGTTGAAGTTAATGATAGCAAAATTTCATTCATCTATTTAAATAAGAATAATTTCCAAGATGGGGAAGTAGTTAATTTCCTTGATTCTGGAGTTAATGGAATTGTTAGCACTTTAGACCAAGGAAGTACTAATATAACTGATAATTATGTTTTCTATAATGGACAAACTTTAACTCACTATGATTATAGTTATATTTTAAGAAAGCAAGGTGTAGCAGCACCTACTAGAAGTGTAAAGATCATTTATACTAAAGGATATTATAATGATTCAGATACTGGAGATATTACTACAGTCAATTCTTATGAAGGATTCGATTATGGAACAGAAATACAATCAATAAAGAATTTTAGAAATACTGATATTATTGACGTAAGACCTAGAGTAAATGATTATTCAATAGCAGTTGATTCTCGATCACCGTTTGAATTTAATGGAAGATCATTTACCGATGGAAAAAATAGTTCAAAATATGTTTTTGCTTCCGATGAATCAGAAACTCTTTCTTTCAACTATTATCTCCCTAGACTTGATAGAATTTATTTAACAAAAGATGGAGTTTTCCAAATTAAAATAGGAGAACCAGCAGATAATCCAAAATTACCTGGAGCAGTTAATGATGCTCTTAATATAGCAAATATTGCTCTTCCTCCATATCTTTATGATGTTAAGAATGTTCAAATTAGTTATGTAGATCATAAGAGATATCAAATGACTGATATCTATAAACTTGAAAATAGGATTAAAAATTTAGAGTATTATACTACACTTTCTCTTCTGGAAAATAATACTTCTAATTTGTTTATTGCTGACTCTCAAGGACAAAATAGATTTAAGTCTGGATTCTTAATTGATAATTTCTCAGCAATTGGAGTACAAGATCTTAGTGTTGGTGTTAAAAACAGTTTAGATCTAGAAAATGGTCATTTAAGACCTTCTCATTATAGTACTTCATTAAGTTTAGAATTAGGATCAAATGCAATTGCAGGATTAGGGACTACAACAAATACTTCTGCTGATCTTAATTACTTGAATAATATTGTTGGAACTAATATTCAACGAACTGGTCAGGTTATTAGTTTAGATTATGATGATGTTGAATGGGTAAAACAACCATTTGCAACAAGAGTTGAAAATGTAACTCCATACTTAGTTAAAAATTATCAAGGATCTATTGAACTTGATCCAACTGTTGATGTTTGGATTGATGTTAATAGGATGCAACTTCGTGATGTTCAGATGGAAGGTTCTTTCCGTGGTATTGCAGAAGCATTAAGAGCAGAAATTACGACTGCTGCTGATGGATCAAGAATGGGAATAAGTCCTATCATCTGGAATTCTTGGCAGACTGATGCGATAACTCACGATTTAGGGATGACTCTAGATGTCAATATTGATACATCTACTAGCACTGTCGAAGGTTCTGGCGGAACTACCGAGTCAATAGAGACTACAACAACGGCAACTGCTGATGGAAGTGTAAGTCTTGATACCAATCTTGCTCAAAGTAGATCTGGTATTCAGCATAGCGTTAGAGAGCAAATTGATACTGAGTCTTTAGGTGATCGGATTATAAGCAGAAATATTATTCACTTCATGCGTCAAAGAAATATTCAAGTTACTGCAAAACGCATGAAGCCAAATACTCAAGTATATGGTTTCTTTGATAGTGTTGATGTTAATGAGTTTGTAGTTCCCAAACTTTTAGAAATTTCAATGACTACTGGAACATTCCAGGTCGGTGAGCAAGTTATTGGAGAGATGCCTGTTAGCATTCAAGTAGTAGATGCTGATCCATCTAATATTCCTTATATTTCTTTTAGAGTTGCTGTTTCTAATCACAAGTATGGACCTTTTAATGCTCCTACTGATTGGTATTCAGTTAGTCCATATGATAGGGAAAATAATGTTCCTGCATCTTATTCATCAACCAGTCCTACTCTAAACATTGATACATTTAGTCTTTCTAATGAAAGACAACCTGCTTATTGGGGTTGGGTACAAACTGGTATGGTTTTAAGGGGACAAACAAGTGGTGCAGTTGCAACTCTTACTAATGTAAGACTTATCACTGATAATGTAGGAACTCTGATTAGTTCTTATATAATTCCTGATGGTAATGTTTCTGGAAACCCTCAATTTGAAACTGGAAGAACAGTATTCAGATTGACTAGTAGTTCTACAAATACTAGAGTTGGAGGTGTTGTTACAACATCTGCTGAACAAATATTCTATTCTCAAGGTGATCTTGATAATACTCAAGAAGTAACACTTTCTCTTAGAAATGCAAGAGTTACCCATCAGGAATTTAGAGAAACTAGATCATTAAATGCATCTGCTACAGCCACAGCTGGGGCTACTGATACTTCAACTTCTTCTGCATCTATAGTAGCACAACAGATTACAAATGTAACTAATGAAATAACAGAAGTCACAAATGTAACAGAAGTCACGGAAGTCACGGAAGTCACAGAAGTCACAACGGAAGTCGTTGAAGCGGCTGATTGGGATGAAGATGATCCTCTTGCACAATCCTTCTATGTTGATGATCCTACTGGAATTTTTGTTACTAAACTTGATTTATTCTTTAAGACAAAGGACGAGACACTACCAGTATTCCTTCAAATGAGGGAAATGAAAGTTGGTCTTCCAACATTAAAGGTTCTGCCTTTTGCGGATATTGAAATTCCTGCTGATGATATTAATGTATCTGATGATGGATCGGTTGCTACTACTATTAAATTTGATTCTCCGGTTTATTTGAATGGCAAATCAAGATATGCTATTGTTCTTTTATCTAATTCTACGGAATATACAGTTTGGATTTCTAGAATTGGTGAAGCAGATGTAACTTCTACTGCTACCGAAGCAGGAACAATTCTTGTTACACGTCAACCTATCCTTGGTTCTTTGTTTAAGTCTCAAAATGCTTCAACTTGGGATGCAAGTCAGTATGAGGATCTTAAGTTTACCCTTTATAGAGCAAACTTTACAAAAGAAGGATCTGTTCAATTCTTTAATCCTACCTTACCTACAGATATTTCTGTACTTTCAAAAAATGCTTTTGATATTGATTCAAGAACTATTAGAGTTGGTGTTGGAACAACAATTCAGGATACTGGATTATCTAAAGGAAATACGATTATTCAGTCTACTTCTAATGCGACTGGTAAGTATGTAGGAAGTGCTGGTACTGCCCATGGAGCACTTAATATTCTTAATGCAGGTATTGGATATACTCCAAGTTCGGGAGGATTTACTTACAGCAATTTGTCATTAACAAATGTTGTTGGAAGTGGAAGAAATGCTACTGCTAATGTAACTATTAGTGGTGGAGTTGCAGTTGGTGCAACAATTGTTAACGGTGGAACCGGATATTCTGTAGGTGACACTTTAACTGTTTCCACTATTGGTATTGCTTCAGTAGGTAGGAATTTAAGAATGAGTCTTCAGCAGATTGCTGGTGTTAATGAGTTAAAACTTACTGATGTTCAAGGAGACTTCCAAGTAGGTACTGCATATAGCTTGAGTTACTATACTAGTGTTGGTGTTGCCACTACGATGAATGGTAACTATCAAGGACCTAATGGTGCAGTTATTTTAACAAGTACTCCTCAGGAAGTATATGATGGATTACACTTTAAGGTAAATCAGAGAAATCATGGAATGCACTCTGATGTTAATAAGGTTACTATTACTAAGGCAAAATCCGATGTTACACCTACCACTTTAAGTGCTGATTATACTGCTTCATCTACAGGAAATATTTCTGTAGCAAGTACAGGAAACTTTGCTAAGTTTGAAAATGTTGCTATAGGTGCAACTAATCCGGGATTTGCTAAGATTGGAAGTGAGATTATTCAGTATACTGGTTTAAGTGGCAATAACCTCACAGGTATTACTAGAGCAAAGAATGGAACTACTGCGTTCCCACATTCTACTTCAGACTTAGTTCATAAGTATGAAATGAATGGAGTATCTCTTCTTAGGATTAATAAGACTCATGATATAAGTGATGGAGATATTACGGAACAGATTGGTTTAGATCATTATTACCTTAAGGTAGATATGGAATCTGGAACTGATATTACTGATAGAACTGGAGATACCTTCCCCAAATTATACTTTAATGAAACTAAGAAAACTGGTGGTGATGGAATTGAGGCAACTTATAATGTACCTTATGAAATTGTAACTCCTAATGTATCTACAATTAGCCCTAAATTCACAACTATATCTTCTTCTGCTAGAAGTATTAGTGGTATGAGTATTAACGGAAGTGAAACTCCTTATGTAGATAAGGGATTCCAACCAGTTTCTTTAAATACCCAAAACTATTTTGATACTCCAAGGGTTATTGCTTCTAAAGTAAATGAAGATGCTCGTCTTCAAAATCTACCTGGTAGAAAATCATTTACTTTAAATATGAATTTATTGACTGCAGATTCTAGACTTTCACCTATGATTGATATAACCAATACTGGAGTTATATTTACATCAAATAGAATCAATAGACCTATTACTGATTATAAGAGTGACAAGAGAGTAAATAGCATCGATACTGATCCTAATGCTTGTTATTATGTTTCTCAACCAGTAACTTTACAAAATTCTGCTACTGCGATAAAAGTTCTTCTTAGTGGTGCAATTAATGATTCAAATGATATTAGAGCATTCTATGCTATTCAGAATGATATTGAAGAAACTGTAATCTTTACTCCTTTCCCTGGATATTCTAATCTTGATACTGGTAGATCTGATGGTAGGATGAAGGCTTTAGGTGATAGTGATGGAACCCCTGATGTTGAATTGAAGAAAAATTCATTCTATGATTTTGTTCCTGGTCCAAGATCATTTAAAGAAATTGAATGGACTATTGATGAACTTCCATCATTCAAGATCTTTAGAGTTAAAGTGATTATGACTTCTACTAATCAAGCACTAGCTCCTGTTGTTCAGGATTTAAGGTGTATTGCACTTGCTTAATATGAATAATTTAATACCAGTAGAAGGTGAAAATTATCTCTATAGAGATACCCAATCTAATGCTATTATTAATACAAATGATTCTGGTTACAAGTCTTATGTTGCTAGAAAACACTATGAAGAAAATGAAAAAGAGAGACTTGATAAATTAGAATCTGAAATTGGTGAAATCAAATTTTTACTTAAAGCCTTAGCAGAGAGAAGTATCTAATGGCACAACATTCTTTTATATTTGATCCTGATGCAGGAGTTGCTCAAGGTGTTAACTTAAAAATTAACACAGGATCAACTCTGAAGGATGGATTTACTATCACTCGTCCTAATGGATCTGCATTTGATTTCACAGGATGGAGTGGTTCTGCTCAGATGGCAAAAAGTGTTGCTGTTGGAGCAACATTAGGTGCTAATAGAACTTTTAATGTAGGATTTACGAGTGCTGCAGGAGGAAAATTTAATGTATCTTTAGCATCAACTCAAACTACTGATTTAAATCCTGGAAGATATGTGTGGAATCTTTTGTTAACAGGAGATACAGAAACTGAGACCATATTAACTACTGCCATTTCTGCTGGATCTACTGCTGGAATAGGAACCACGGCATTTACCATAAATTCTAAAACTAATGTTGCAGTTGGTGATTCGGTTACTTTCTCTACTTTAAAAAATGCTCCTGTTGTTGGAGTGAGGACTAACACTAATGTAATTGAAGTTGGATCTGGAAATACAGCATCAGCAAAAATAATGCCAGGTACAGCAGTAACATTCTCTAGAGCAGGAACCGCTTCAACAATTTATGATGTTGCAGAAGGGACACTCATTGTAGTTGGTGGTATCTCTTCATCCCCATAAATATATTCAGGGTAATTGTATAAATGCAACCATTAAGTAGATCAGATTTTAAATCGTATTGTTTAAGGCAGTTAGGTGCTCCTGTATTGGAGATTAACCTTGCTTCAGAGCAATGTGAGGATTTGATTGATGATGCCCTTCAAATGTATCAAGAAAGAACTTTTGATGGAGCTACCCAAACATATTTAAAATATAAAGTTACACAAGCAGATATTGATAGAGGAAAAGGTCCTGGTTCTACTGATGTAATAGGAATTACAACAACTACTGCAACATCAACTGTTGGTATAACAAGTACATTTTCTTATGAAGAAAACAATAATTTCTTACAAGTTCCTCCAGAAGTTTTAGGTGTAACAAAGATTTTCCATTTTGATGGAAGTAATACTGTCACTAATAATATGTTTAGTGTGAAATATCAGTTATTTTTAAATGATATTTATTTTTGGGGTGCTACGGAACTTCTTAGTTATGCTATGACTAAGACTTATCTAGAAGATATTAATTTTCTTCTAACTACAGAAAAACAGATTAGATTTAATAAGAGACAGGATAGATTATATTTGGATTTGGATTGGGATAGTTTATCTGTTGATGATTGGTTAATTATAGATTGCTATCGTCTTATTGATCCTAGTGATTATGGAAGAGTATGGAACGATCAATTCTTAAAAATGTATGCTACTGCTTTAATGAAGAGACAGTGGGGTCAGAATTTACTTAAGTTTGGTGGAGTAAAACTTCCTGGTGGAATAGAACTTAATGGAAGACAAATCTATGATGATGGTCAGAGAGATATTGATATGTTATTGGAGAAAATGTCTAGTACATATGAGTTGCCACCGTTAGACATGGTAGGTTAGTGCCATGGCTCTTAATCCTTATTTCCAGCAAGGTGCAACTAGTGAACAAAATCTTGTTCAGGATTTAATTAATGAACAATTACGGATGTATGGGGTAGAGATTTATTATCTACCCAGACAATACGTAACTAAAAATACTGTAATAAAAGAAGTAATAGAATCTTCCTTTAATAATGCATATCCTATAGAGGCATATGTCGATACATATGAAGGATATGAAGGGGTAGGAACTTTATTATCTAAATTTGGAATTCAAGAATTAGATGATTTAAATCTTATTATTTCACAAGAAAGATTTGGTAATTATATTTCACCTCTTATTAAAAATATACCTAATATTGAGTTATCTACTCGACCAAAAGAAGGTGATTTAATATACTTCCCATTGGGAGACAGACTTTTTGAAATTAAGTATGTTGAACATGAGAAACCATTTTATCAGCTACAGAAAAATTATGTTTATGAATTGAGATGTGAACTATTCCGTTATGAGGACGAAGTTGTTGATGTTGGTGTTGATGATATTGATGATACTGTAATCGATAAGGGTTATATTCAAACTCTTACTTTGGTTACAGATGCAACTCAAGCAACTGCTATTACTGGAATTGTAACTGAAGGTGGATTAAGAAGTATTAGTCTTACTAATAGAGGAACTAATTACGTCACTTCAACTGCTACTGCATATCCACCTAGAGTTGCTATTTCTTCTGCACCTTCTGGGGGAGTCAATGCAGTTGGAATTGCTACTCTTATTACCAATATTATTGATTGTGATGGAATATTAGATACTAAAGTTCAAGGTGTTGAAATAAGAAATTCTGGTTATGGATATACTGTTGCACCTGGTATTGGATTTATCCATAATACAGGGGTAGGTGCTGCTGCAACAAGCGTAATTGCTGATGGCACCCTTGGTATCGTTACACTAACTGAAGGCGGTTCTGGCTATGTTACAGAACCTTTAGTTACTATTGCTGGTCCTGGAGTAGGTACTACTGCTACTGCAAGAGCAGTTATCAGTTCTGCAGGTATTGTTACTGCTGTTAGATGGAAGGATGCTGGTATTGGATACACTGTTGGGGATACTCCTACTATTACAATTGCTGCTCCTGATACTGGTGCTTTTGGTGATTATGATATTGGAGAAACAGTTACTGGTTCAGCAAGTAGTACAACAGGTATTGTTAATAGCTGGGATAAATCTACTGGAGTATTGGAAGTTAAGATTGTCGATGGTACTTGGACAAAGGGAGAAGATATTGTTGGAACGAATGCAACCAGAGAAGTTAGAGTTATAAACACTGATAATATAGTAGATCCATATAGCGATAATGATAATATTGAACTTGCTGCGGATGATATATTAGACTTCTCTAAGAAGAACCCATTTGGTGATCCATAAATAGAGCTAATAAAAGTGTTGAATAATGTTTGAGTATTTTTATCACGAAATTTTAAGAAAAACCATTATTGCTTTTGGTACTTTGTTTAATGGAATTACCATTAAACATAAAGATAGCAACGATGACACTACTAGTGTCATTAAAGTTCCTTTGGCATATGGACCTACTCAAAAGTTTTTAGCAAGGTTAGAACAATCTCCGGATCTTAATAAATCAGTTCAAATTACATTGCCTAGAATGTCATTTGAATTTATTGGAATGACATATGATCCTAGTAGAAAAGTAACTACTACTCAAACTTTTATTTCTGGTCAAAGTAGTTCTAAGTCTACTCAAAAGAAAGTATATATGCCTGTTCCATATAATATGCAATTT